GGCGGCATTCTTGCCGCCGTTAATTATTGCGTCAGTCAGGCTTTGACCAATTTGCCGATTAATTTGCTCCCATGTATCTTTATATTGCTTGGCATATTCTTCTTCAAATTTTTTCCTTGCTTCAATATCCTCTTTATTGATAACCGCTTCGCGAATCTTTTGCGCATATTCTTCATATGCGGCGGTGCCTGCGATAATACCAAGGCGCTCCATCTCACGAAGCTTGATTGCGACTTCACGCTCATTATTGGTCATTTGAAGCGCTTTTGCTTCGAAATTAATTTCATCGATCATCTCTTTGACCGAATCAATTTGTTTCTTTCGCTCAAGGCGCTCTTTTTCTATTGCTTCGGCGGCATCCTCATTCGCCTTCGCATATTCTTCATACAGGTCATTAAGCTTTTTCTGCTCGTCCTGAAAAAACTTTTGCTGTTTGATATAACGCTCTGCCAACGACAAATATTCTTCAAAGCTAAATTTGCCTTGTTTGAATCCTTGCCGCAGCAATTCCATGTTTTTGTAAAAACCGGCTTCAACGCCAGCGACATCGCCAATAATCTTCGCACGAAGATTACCAAGCTCAGTCATAAACTTTTTTGCCTCTTCTGCATTTGCGGCGGCTTTTGCTTTAAAGCCATCCATCAAATTCATCGTTTTGCGAAGTGCCAATTCTTCTTCAGTAGCTGCCGGGAAAGTTTGGCCAACAAGTTTGCGGGCATTCAAGATGCGCGCCGTTGTAGCATCGACCTGAGCGCGAGCCGCCTCAGCCGCCGCGACCATTTCCTCGCGAATGCGCGCTGCCTCGGCAAAATTTAATCCGGCAACCGCCTTGACTTGTTTTGAGAGGCCAATTAATTCGGCAACAATTTGCTCGACAACATAAGAAACATTGACGCCAAGTACAGCGATTGTTTCAAACGTCAAAGCCAAACCTTCCGAAATAATTTTCATCGTTTCGGATTGTTTAGACGCATCGCCTGTGGCGCTAGCAAGCGCCTTCATAATCGTCGTCAGATCGCCCAAAACTTTTGCGAAGGCGGTTGTTACGCCGTTTGCTTGCCCTGTTGCGCCAACAAATAGCAAAAGCTCATTTTTAAATGCCTGAAATGCGCCGCTAATTGTCTGAATAGACTTCGCTTCAATTTCTAGTTGTTGAAGCGCCTTTGGCAAAACATCTGCCATAATCGACGAGGTGATCTGCCCCTCTTTCGCCATTTCGCGAAGCTTGCCAACCGGCACGCCTATGCCATCAGCCAAAGCGCGCATCAAACGCGGAGCAGCCTCATTCACAGCATTAAATTCTTCGCCGCGCAGAACGCCACTAGAAAATGCTTGAGACAGCTGTAACATGGCGCTTGACGATTCTGCGGCAGTTGCACCGCTTACCTTCATCGCCAAAGAAACTGTGCGTGTAATCGCCGCGACACGCTCTTGCGAAACGCCAAGTTGTTCTGTTGCTTGGGAGATTCGAGCGTACAGCTGACCAACTGTCGTCAGGCTTGTTTGCGATTCTTGCGCAATCGCCCTTACATAAAGTTGGGCGTTGGCAAAATCTTCGGTGCTCTTTGTCGCAAGTTTTAATTGCGCTGTGTATTTTGTGTAAGCGTCAATTGTGTCAACGATTACACGGCCAGAAAAAGCGGCGGCAAGGGTGCCGCCGAGTCCACCAAGGAGACTTTTTAATCGATTGACATCTTGCTCAATGCTTCCAAAAGTCTTTTGAACTGTTCGGCGTGCAGCGTCCATATCGCGGGAAAGCCGCGCTACATTTGCTGCCATTTCAATCGTTAATGTACCAACGTTCATTTTCGCGCTTGGATGAAAGCTTTAAAAGCGTTGCCAATCTTTTTGCTCACCTGTTCCCTGTCAAATTCATTTACAGGGTCACCATATGGCGGTGGGCAATCCGGTTTTTCACTTTCCAACAACTGCGAAATATACTGGCGGGACAACATTTGCAAAATCGAGAATTCCCAAGCATTTAACTCAATTCCCATTCCGCGCTGCCAAGCTTCAATTTCTTGAGAACTAAGCGGAGCCGCCGACATCCCACCAGTTTCTACAGCACCAAGATCAAACCAATAGCGCAGAACATATTCAGCTTCGCCGACATCAGGCATTAAAGGTTTCCCGCCATTGGCTTCAATCTTTTCTGCCCTTGTTAAGCTTTTTTCGTCTGATGTTACTGCTTTTGAATTCTTTTGTTTTGGAACTGTGCGAAACCATGCCAGTTGCCGAACATAAAGAATTAAGCTTTGGCTGACCCCTTGGTAAAATTTGCCCAATCGCCGATAGCTTTGTTCACTTGCTCAGAGATAAACCCAATCGCAGGGTCACTGTAAGCGGCTTTGAACATTTCGCTGCCGGTAAAATCTTTGTAAACAAAATTGTTAAAAGAACACGTGCAAGCCGCGAGAAATTCTGCATCGAGTTCGCGCTGCTCATCATCTTTCATTTTCTTCGCGCCGCCTTTTCGCACATATTCAAGAATCGCACGATTGCGCACGCCTTGCGCCTTTTGATACTGTTTTGAGCCTGGGCCATAAACTGTTATGCTGATCGCTTCGCCCTTATCATTAACAAGCGGCTCACCATCTGGGCTTTCCAGCTCAATAATAGCAGTATCTTTTACAGCAAGTGAAGAAATATCAAACATGGTAATCCTTTCGCGGGATGATAAAGAATTGCCCGTACTCAGCGCAGCCTCACCCCGCGAAGGATGAGAGCCGCGCCGAGCCGGTGCCCGATTGGCCATTAATACCTATTAAGCGGCCAGAGACTCAACAACGCCAACGCCAGCAGAATTGGTGGTCAGTTCGAGCGTGCAGGTTGCGGTGGTAATCGAGTCCACGCCGCCAACGCCAACTTTCCACGACATTACTTTAGCTTGGAAATAATATTTGTCGCCATTTTGAGTGGTGACTTGGAAAGAATAATTGTTGTCGCTGATGCTTGCTGCCTTCATGATAATCTGACCAGCATCGTCAGTATCCAGACCAAGCGACAGCGTCATCGTGCCCTCATTAAACGAGCCTTTGAACTTTTGAGTGCCACGAGTGCCAACGGGATTGTGAGTGACCAAAGCATACTCACGGCCAAACTCGCCAAGATCAGTGATTTCACCGACAAGTGCGGGCACCGGCGAAGCGGTGAACAGCGTATTGTAGCCGCTGGCATCAAAGGTTGACGGTGCCGAGGATGTAACTCGCAGAGTTGTCCCTGCGGAGGTGCGAACGGTCATGATTGTTTCCTTTCAAAACGAAAATAAAACCCGCAGGGTGCAGGCGATTAAAACCACGTCGAAAAATTCGACATAGGTTTTCCGGTAGCTGCTTTATTCATAATAAGCAAGCGTGTAATCAGCAGGTTGCGTCCAAACTCCAGCTTCATTATCTTTTTCCATAGTGCCAAGGAAATTCAGCCGGCAGCTCATAATGCGTTTTGAGCCAACAAGCGTATTATGCTTGAAATCAAACACTACGCGCAAGGCATTGTGTATATTTTTCACCTCGGCGATTGTCGCTGCAAGAGGGTTAAATTGGATTCTGGCGCGAGCCAATTGCCCTGCCGGATGGACATAATCCAAATTTGGGTCAGGCACATTATCAATAATTTGATAAACCAAAGCAGGAAATGCGGTATTTTCCGGCAGCTGATAAAGTGCTTTTCTATTCCCAACCAAATTTGTAATTGTTGGGGTAGCAAGCATTTGGCTAACAATAAGTTCAGCATTCATTTTTTAACCAATTCTTTCGCAATCCGAATCCGAATGTAATCTGCCGCCGCCATAATTGCTTCTTGTTGCCCAGTATCCAAAGCAGTTCGCATAAATGGCTTTGGCCTTGCGCCGGGATGGGATACTACTGGCCCAACGTAATTCTGACCGATTTTTAGGCTGCCGCGCTTAACCATTCTGTTCATCGTCCGCACACTCACCCCGCGAATTCCGCGCCGAGTTAATTTTTTTGGGCGTGCGCTTTCATTGACGCGAATAAAGTGCGCTGATGTTCCAAATTCAACCATGTGTGCATAAAACACATCTTTGTTCCCAACGGTCAATGTCGCCGAAACGCGCCCACGCCTTGATCGTGTGCTTATGCGAAAAGTCTTTTTTAAATCGCCCTGATCGACCGGAACAAGTTGTTCAGCCTTATTTTTAAATTTGACAACTCCAGCGCGAACAGCGCCGCGCATAATATTGCCTTCAACCTTTGGCGCAAAGCTTTGAAGCGCCTTATTGAGCTCAGATAATCCGCTGACATAGGTTTCACTGGCCATCTAAGCTTCCCTCATCGCATTGAAACTCGATGTATTTATTTGCCTCATCAATGTTTCTTGCCGCGATAATATTAAACAGGCGCGTGCCATATTTAATTCGCCAAGCGTCAACTGTTGTCGGGGGCATGAAATTTTTGTTATATCGCACCGTAACAAGATGACTTAGCTTGGACTCAACTACCATCGCGCGCAGCTTTTCGCTACCGCCTAACGGCTTAATATTTGCCCAAACCTCTGCCAATGTTGACCACGACGCAATTTGCTGGCCATAATCATCAAGGTTTGCGCTTCGCTGTTGTAGCTCAATCCTTTGGTTTAACCGGCCAATGTTCACTTAAACCCCCAAATTAATTCGGTGCGGCGTCAGAAGATAAGTTGCGCTCATAGGGCGCTCATATGGCTCATTCTCTGTAATTGCTTCGCGGTTATCATACCAAGTGCCAATCATCAAAAGCATTGCTTGCTTAATTGATATCGGCAGCGGATAGTTATTTGGGCTGCCATCGGTAAATCCGGCAACAAACGTAACAATAACAGCGTTTGGCTTCGCCTTTGTCGCTGGCCAAGGCTCAAGCGGATAAAGCTTTGCCGGCAGCGAATAATTGTCAAGCATGTATTTTGTGCTTGATAGCGTTTGCGTTGTTCCGTCAGAATCGACGTAAGCAACCGAAGTGATCGACTGAACAGGAGAAATAAAAAGATTAATTGCGTCAGACGGGAAAGCGTCAAGCGCCAAACTGTATGTCGATTCAGCGATGGCCAAGCCAGTATGCTGCTCAGCGTTTTCTCTTGCCGCGATAATAAGCGCCGAGACAAGCGAATCATCCGGATGAGAAGGCGGCGAGCCTTCTGTGTCCAGACGCAAATGCAGCCGCGCTTCCGCAAGCGTTATGACTTCACTCGGTGTCGTGCTTGATCGCTTCGGCGGCTTCATCTTTGTCACCTGTATCCTTGTTCAAATAAAAATCGGCATCTGCGCCAATCCATTTTCTAAGCTGTGCGCCACTAAAATCCGGCTTGCCATTAAAATTATTTGAATGGCCATAACCTATGCCGCTGCGCCCCGGCATACCTTTAATTCCGATCACGCGACTTTTTGATTCAACGATCACGCGATTCGGAGAAAAAGCTTGCCAAAGCAAAACATCAATAAATTGAATCTTTGCTCGCGCAACAGACCTAAATGCGTCAATCGCTTTCCCTTTCATTGCCGTTGAGCAAAGACTCGAATGCGAGCGATTCTGATGATCTTTCCAGCGTTTTGTGCTTACATTGTAATACTTTGCGCAGCCTTCGCCAATTAAATCGGCTGAATCTAATTGTAAATCAACCCATTCAAGCCAATCAGAAGAATACCAATCATCATCTTCGATAATTACAAGACGGTCATCCACGCCAACCAATTCCAAGCCAGCTTGAATATTTCTTGCCTGAGTATTGTCGCCATTTCTCCAAAATGGTTCTGGCCGCAGAACAATTATTTCCCACTTGCGCTTAACATTAATCTCTTGAGGCTGCTCGCCATCGTCCACAATAATCCAACGCACAGCGCCAGTGTATGTTTGACGCTCCATCCATCGCTGACATAATCTCCAAGCTTCTGGGCGATTGCCTGTCGTTGTTAAAAGTGTTAGCATAATTTAATCGCCTTTTCAAGTGGCAATCTTTCAAAGCATGTGAGCGCCGTTTCTCTGCTAGCATTAATGACGCGAACACCCTCATTGCGCAAATCTTCCGCAAGATATGGGAATTTGGCTTGCCACATATCATACGGTTGCCGCGTAGTCAATGTTCTTGGATGCTGCCCAAACCAATGCGCTTTCCCATCTTTTGACGGACTACAATCAAACCCAAGCAAGACGATATTTTTTGCACCCCAATTATATGCAAGGTTGATAGCTTGATATCCGCTATTGCCACCTTGATAAATTGTTCCATATCGCCCAAGCCCACTTTTCATTTCGCTTTCGATATAGTTTATGCCGAAAGTTTTTTGCGCCCACCTGTCTTGCGTCCAGCACTCGCCTTTGAACTCGTCTGAGACTCGTTTCCAGTGGTGCTTCCACCATTGTCCGTCACAGGCATAGAGGACATCTGCGAATCTTGCTCGCTGCCAAGTGTCGTTGATTGCGATTGTTCTCCATCCTGTTCGCTCGATGAGTTCGCAATCTCGCTCTGTGAGGCTTGGCCCACTGGCGATGACTGCGACAGTTTCTCCATACCAGCGCCCAGTGGTGCGGTTGATTGGTTCTCTGAAACTGTCCTCTGAGGGTTTTCGATCTGGAGCAACCCAATCGATTCAAACTCTTCAGCAAGCAGAATCGGAAGCTTCATGCGCTGTTTACGTGATACACTTCCAATGCGCGTATCAGTAAAATGCGCCAATATGGTAACATCAACTATTTCTGGCATTATCTTTCCTTTCGCGGGTTATCTTTCGTCCCAAAGCGCTTTAAAAACGCCGGTACATGTCGTTCCATCTGTATTTGTAAGTCTGATAAAATAAGTACCGGGTGGCATCCCAAGTTTATTTGTTTCGCCGCCGCCGGTTCCAGCTGCCGCTTTTTTAATCCCGGCATCTAAAGAAAAAACATCAAGCTTTGTGCCGCCGGTAAAATCGCCGCCGGTAGTCATAACAACTTGTGGCGAATAACTTGTATCAACTGTTGTGGTAGAGTTTGTGCGGAATATAGGCAGCGTGGTACTCCATGTGCCGCTGGCTGTGCCGCCGCTATACCATTCAACCTTTAATTTCGCCGCATCAATCTCAACCGAAAATTCTTGCAGCAAAACATTTACTGGAGTAACAGCACGCAAAACTATATGTGCGCCAGTTGGGATGCTAAATTCGTGAAATGTTCTAAATTCTCTGCCTCGGAAAAATGAAGCGTCATCTATTGTTGCGGCAACAACGGCGTGTGTGCCATCGCCAAGATCAACATGGCGAATAAATGCCCGCTGTGGCCCCTCCCAGATTACGTCCATTTTTTCTCCAATCTCGCCCCCGGTTAAGGGGCGAGAATGTGCTCAATAATTAAGCGAAAGTGCCTTTGATGAACGCTGCCGGACGATACACCGTCAGTGCAAGGCGCTCTTCAGCGAGCAGGGTTGCCATGTTCTTTTTGAAGTTGTCGCCATCTTCATAAGAAATTTGAACGCCTGCATCCATGCGATCCCAAATTTGAGCGCCCATCGACATAGCGCCAACCAGGAAAGTACCAGCGGCAATGCTATTGGTAGCGACGACATTCTTGCCCCAAACGCGCGGAGCCAGCAGATTCACTGGGCCCATGTCGCCAGCAAAAATGTACTCGCCATAGGTGGACTTCAGCAGTTCAATTTCTTCCCAATCTTCTGGGTTGAGCACGATGGTATCTGCGGTGTACTCGGACAATTGAGCCTGAGTCAGAGCCTTGCGCAGAGTATCCAGCTTGGTGTCGCCAGTGGCAGCGCGGTTATATGCCACGTTGTTACCAGAAGCCAGAATGCCGCTGATGTTACCCGAAGCGCCGTTGCCGTTCAGCAGCTGATCTTCCTCTTCAAGCTTCAGGCCATAAGTCAGGCGGCCATTAACGTAAGATTGAAGCTGCGGAGCGTCATCCAGCACTTGACGCGAAACAGGGATAAAGTGAGCCAACGTAACAACTGGGGCGTTTGCCAGCGTGAAAGTGATACCAGATTCCGGCTTGGTCACATTTTCGCGGTTGGGCGAAGAATACTGTGGGCCAGCGTTATTGGTGAACACGTTCTCGCGAGTAAACTGAACCAGATTGCTCGATGTACGGCCAACCGGCACCAGATCACGAATAGTGAGAACACGATTCGGATTGTTGATGATGCCGGGCACGCGCATATCAGGCACCAGCGGCTGATTCTGGCCAGTAGCGTTGACAATAGCGGTTTTCAGTTCGATGCGAGCAAACTTGCTGCGACCTTCTTGCATCGCTTTAAACGCATCCGATTTAATCAGCAGCTCACCGGCGGTTTCTGCATCTTTGTTGCGCCCTTCTTCAGCACCAGCCGCAAGCTTGCGCTCCAGCTCAAGGCATTTGTCGGCCATTTCAGCCGATTTTGCCGACAGCTTTTCGATTGCGGCTTTGGTTTCTGCTTCGACAGTTTTCGATGCAGCGATTTCACCATTTGCCTTTTCGACAAATGTTTTTAGTTCACGAGTGGACTCAAGCAGTTTGGCTTGGGTTTCTGCGAGGCTTTTGATTTCTGCGATGTCAGACATGATATTCCTTTCAAAGAGTCTGAGAATGTTTCAAATTTTCAGCGATGAGCCGCTGAATATCTTCCGGCAATATTAGCTTCTCAGACTCGCTCTGAGCAAATAAACGCTTCGCGCGGCTTGCCGTTGCCGTTGCGAGCGATTTTGAAAAACCTCCAGCATCACGCAGGAATTCTTCAAATTCACGAATATTTTTTATGTTATCGAGCGCCGATTTAACACTTGAAAGATCGACGCGAGCCGAATCATCAGCTGGGAAAGTAACAACCGAAACCTCTGGAAGTTCCGCTACAGACTTGATAATGCGAATCTGCTTGCCATTTTCTTCCATAAAAGAAAATTCGCCAATGCGGAAGCCAATCGAAAGGCCATCGATTGTTTCGTGCTGTAGCGCCGCCTTTAGCATATCGGCTTCTGGATTGTTTGGCGTTAGTTCGCCCTCAACCAGCAAACCTTTTGAATCTTGCTCAATCCGCGTCCATTTACCGGGCGGTATTTGCCAAGATTTATGATTAATAAACATTTTGGGCATTTTATGCCCGCCCTTTTTAATTGATTCGATGACTTCGCTGTATGCGCCCGGCAAAATCGTGTCATCATAAGAATCCACGCCGCCAAAAACAGACGCATAGCCGCGAAACGTGCCTTTTGCGCCCGGCAAAAATTTCAGTTCAATCTCGTCAAGCGCGATTGACTTGCGCATGCTATCCATAAATGACCCTTTCGAATTTTTAATCTTTTCCCATTCCTTGTTCGCCCAAGTTTTGCCTGGGTCGCCGCCCCAAAGTGCCCAAGCAATTCTTCCGGCGCTTGGATAACCTTCTTCCCCTGGGCTGAATCCTGTCGCTTGCTTATCTATTTCATGCCGCGCGAAATAAGAAACCATCCGCGCAATCGTTTCGTTCGATAAATCTTTTTTTGCAATAATGTCTCTTGCGCGAGCCACACCAACTGCGGTGCCGCCGCGATTAAATTCTTCACGCCAAGCCAAACCTCGTTTCGCTTCGGCTGCCATCGCGTCTGTTGGGATTGGCATAATTATCTCACTGAGCGATTGGCTGTTGATCAGAAGGCTGAACAGCAGTTTGCGTTTGACCAAGCGAAGTTAATGGTGCAAGGTTTGTTTGCGCTGTCAAATAATCGCCGCCATCCATCGGCGGCATATTCTCCAGTTGTCGCCATTCGTTTCGCGTCATGAGGCCATTCTGTACAGCCTTGGCGCCAGCGTCCAAACGATCACTCAGCGAGCCGCGCAAAATAGCATCAAGCGAAAATTCAGCGACATATTGCTCGCGTTGGCGCGGCGTCAAAACGCGGCGCTCAATAGCCTGTTCAAGCGATTCCAGCAAAGGGCGCAACCGGAATTTATAAAAGCCTTCAATGATCTGGCTTATGCCGGTGCCCCAAGTTGTAGTTTTTGTCGTATCGTTGATTAGCACACCGCTGATACCAAACCACCTGGCAATATCTTCGACGGAAAAGCGGCGTGTATCTAACAATTGCAGATCAGCAGGCGTCATGTTAAGCGGCTCAAACTTCGCGCCAGCTTCCAAAACAATTAGATCATCTTGATTGCCTTCGACCAAGCCGCGATAATTTTCGCGAATCTGATCACGCTGTTCAGGCTTGAGCAGCTTGTCGATCATGAACACGCCGGGGCGTTTGCCGGATTTTTTGAAGGTATTTGAGGAATGATTCTGGGCATCGATTGCGACGCCAACAGAATTGCGCATATAGTCAAGCCGCGACATACCAACGATGCCGTTTCCTTTGTCGCGCCAATGAAGAATGCTCTTTTCGTCATATACAATAATTTTCCCTTCATAGGAATACTTGTAAATGACGGCACGATCTTTTAAAACTTCAACCTCAACTTGGTCAGACGACAGCGGCCACATTTCTATAACTTCGCCAGCTTCGTTTCTTACCAATCTTGCATAAGCGTTGCCGCGAAGCAAGAAATTCATTACCATGAACTGCCAAAACTCCATTGGGGTATGGCGGCGATTCGGAGAATCATGAAGCAGCAACCACAAACTTGAATCTCTGGCCAACTCTTTATGGCCTTCAACGCCCGGTTCACGCGTGTAAACAAAAAGCGGCAGCGAGGCAATATTGTCTGTTAGCAGCTCAATCGCGCTCCAAACTGCCGAAACCTGCATCGCACCATCAATGCCATAGTCTTTTTTCGCATCATAAACTATGGTAAATGGTTCGGTGTACTGAATACCATCTTGTTGGCCTGTTGACCCTACATTACCAAACCAGCGGCGAAGTGACTGGAAAAATGTGGCCATATCAATATTTCATAGTCAATGGAGAATCAAGGAATCCATCAAAATCGCCTTCATCCTCATGTGAACGAGTTGCAACCCCAATAGCCATCGTCAACGCCACAGCGCCATCAATCCTGCCGGTTGCTTTTTGCTTGTTTAATTTCCTATTTCCTGCCGCGTCTTTCTCGATTCGAGAATTCGCCATGCACATCGTCAACACAGGATTGTTTCCATGCGCCATCTGCTCATTGAGCAGAATCGTTTCCAGCGAGTCAATCGCCGGAGCCATGTCTTTAAATCCTTGCCCAAATGGAATCATTGGTAAGTCTAAGCCTATTTCAGTCAATTCCTTTTGAAGCAAATCAATTCGCCAACGGTCATACGCCACGCCAGCGATGTGCATATCCGAGATTGTATCTGCTATTTCACGCGCAACAGCCTCATAATCAATCGATGCACCAGAAATAATTCGAATAAAGCCATTTTCAGCCCAAATATCATATGGCGCACGATCGCGCCGCGCTCGATCACGCAAACCTTTTTCTGGCGTCCAGAAATATGCTTTGATGTGCCATTTTTCGCGATAAAATGCCGCGAGCACCATCGAAGTCAAGTCAGTTTTGCCCGAAAGATCGATTCCAGCATAAACTGGCGCCTCATAGAATGCTTCTTCATCAATTTCGGCGCTGTTTAGCAGCCAAGTGCCTTTGGAAATGAATGGTGCGGCCATTTCGACGCGCTGATTCAGCATTAAATTGCGGAATGTCGGCTCAAAACTCGGCATGCGCACTGCGCGCTCTGCTTGCTCTTTGATGTCCGCAAGATTGCGGAATTTTCCGAGCGCCGGATTCGCCGCCGCCCAAGCCTTTGGATCAATCAGTTCGCAATCCTTCGGCGCTTCATAAACATGCGACACAATGCGTTTGTCGTTGCTATTTTTGGCGTCATCCAGCCAAATCGATAGCAAATCCGCGTCATTCGGCGCTTGAGTACTGATGACGATCAGCAAAGGATTGGCGTGAGCGCCTTGAGAAGTGGTAATTGCGTCAACAAAATCGCTTTTCGAGCCGCGCACCTGCCCAACCTCGTCAAGAATGGCCAAAACAGGCGAAAGACCATGTGCCGTTTGCCCGTCTGCCGCGAGCGCCCTGTATTCCACATTCCGGGTCAGACCGATGAGCCTTTTTGAACTCGGCACGATCTTAACAACGCGGGAAAGCTCATCCGACAGCTGAACCATCTTTGCCGCGAGATTGAAAACGATGGCGGCTTGCTCACGAGATAATGCGCCGGAAATAATTTGGCTGTTCAACTGAGCCTCTGGGCCAGCTAAATGCGCCAACAAAATTGCCGCGATTAAAGCGGTTTTTCCGTTTTTCCTAGCAATCGACAAATACGCGCGGCGAGTTCCCGCAGAATTGTCGTATATGGCCAAGATGAATTTGCGTTGAAATGGGTCAAGTTGTATCCTTTGGCCAACATACTCGCCTTCCGGCACAAAGCAGTATCGCTCAATGAACGCAATTACGCGCTCGCCGCGAGACATTGGCTTTTTCTTTTTCATGATGCCAGCAGATTTTCTTCGGTATCCAACTCACCAAGTACATCTTCGGCTTGTTTTTGTAGCTTTCTTGCTTTTTGCTTGTCGCGCTTATCGCCGTTGGCCAGCGAACCAGTAATCCCCAGCGAGCGCATTAGCGCCATTTCTCGCCGCGCCAACTGTTCCAAAACCGAATGGCGTGGATTCATGATGTCTGTGCCGCGAGCGTTTGTGATCACTGAGCCTTCTGCCTCAAGTTGTTCGTTTTCCAGCTCAATCGAAGCTTGGCAACGCGCCAACTGAGCCGCAACAACAAGATCGACCGGCATCCATTCTTCACGCGCGCGCGAGCGAATGATGTCATTCCAAAATGGTTCGTCTTGTGGACGCAGCTTCACGTGCTTCGGTGGTGTCGGCAAC